ATGGCCAAAGAGAAGGCGATCGGACCAGCAGCAAGCAAGCAGAATTCGGAACAACCGAGGGCGCCACAAGATGCAGCAATGCGGAACGAGCGGGCCTTCGCAAACTTCAAGGATCAGATCGAACTACTGAAGGTGCTGTCGCTTGGAACGGGCATGTGCACGGCATCTTACGTGGTCGCCGCGAGCGAACTCGGTTCGTTGACTCGCGCGGCCGGCGCGATCACGTGCATTACGCTCGGCGTGTGGATGGGGGTATGCGGCGTAGTCGTCTACTTTCGGAATCGGCTCGACTTGAGCGGCCTATCAGCATGGCAAAAGGCCTGGCGTGTTGCTCAGTACCTGATCGTCATGTGTGCAACATTGTTCGCATTCTCGACGGCAATCGAACTCGCAAAGCTGAAGGGCTCCCGCAATCAACCTCGAGCAGCCGCAATTGAGTTGCCCGCCACCAGGCATTGCGATTCGCTCAACCAGCCCGGAGATGCTCCTGGTACATGAGGGTAGGGCAGCTGCGGACGCAACATATCTGAAGTGTGCGGGCACGATGGCTGCATTCGCAGCACGCAACAGCACAGCTTCATTCGTCGGTGGTAGGCGACACGGCACTGCATCCCGAACGCCTGAGTTCGTCCTAACTGCATCCCGGGAAGAATCGACTTCCCACACCGCTCTTATCCGGCAGCAGCAATCTGCTGCCGGCCCAGGCTTCAAGGCATTCATCCGACCAGTGTGCGGATGACTCACCCCAATCACATCGCCCACGCGGGGGAGGCGGGTCGAGATACCGAGAGAATCCTTCGGCCCGCAGATGCGGGCTAGGACGCTTCGAGCGTGAACCTTACCAACGTGCGCTAGCACTCCAAGACGAGAAGTGCTGTCTGGCGACGTCAAGAACAAGGTCTGGGCTGGTGGCCAGCATCGTCGATGGCGAACGACCGCCCAGTAGTGAATCTGGTGCCATCAACCACTCGACCTCTTCCCAGCCCGATGTCCGCCCGCCTTCTGCCACTCCATATGGACCGCGAAGAAGCGAAAGCAGTTCAGTAAGCACTGGTGCTGGCTCATTAGAAGGCGTCAACTGCCATGCTGGATAGAAAAACGCTCCCTTCTCTGGGAGCCAGACTCCGATAACTCTGCCAGATGCCATCAGCCGGGAAAGTGCCTGACCATTGCGGTCATGCAATCTCAGCAGATCCGCAAACGCGGTGGCATCCAGCCAACTCGCTGACAGGGCAGCCCGGGCTGCAGCAGATGCAGGTGTTTCCTCCGGCAATTGCTTGGCATGGTCTAGTTGCCAAGTGGCCCGCAGACCGGAAGGATCCCACACCCGACGAACGCTACTTGGAGTTGTCCGCAGAGCCCGGCGACGCCTCGCTATCTCGTCAAATTTCCTATTGTGACGGTACGCGATCCAAAGCGCGGTCGCTGTCGTAGACGCGATAATGGCAAGAAAAATGAATGCAACTATCGACATTTGCTGGAACAGTGTCAGTGAGTTCAAGATGTCCATGAATCACCATCATTTGGGATGAGCGACTACTGCGGGCGATATGGCTGCATTGCTCGTAGTCACATGCTCCTGCCGCACCAGGCGCAGGCACGATTGGGCGAAGTGTCAATAATTGCGCCCATTAGAGAACCGGCGTTTCTGACGTTTGCGCCCCTGAAATCGTAAGTTCTGTCGATGCGCAACAATGACAGCGCCCACGGTCATCGCTACCGCCCACACAATGATGATTGCGGCGAACAGAGTCATCTGTTGGAAGGTGGACAACGTTTCCAGGAAATTCATTGGATACCTCGCGGGAGAATGCGGCAGCAAGCCACCGGCACGCGCTACTGCGGGCCTTACTTCGCCTCTGCGTCTACAAGCCCAGCGCGAATTCTGACGCATTTTTCCGCTTTCTGGGCGATCAAAATTGCTATCGACCGATCAGGCGTGCGGGCGCTATGGCTGCAAAGTGCGGGCGGGATGGCTGCATCAACGACGGGAACTCTTCAGGCCGTAAGGCTGACGTCAAGCCGGGCGGGGAGGGCCATCCGCCCACACTTGAACTTCTGAATGCGCAATGACACTTGCAGATCAGAAGCAAAGGCGCAGAATCAAGGCTCAAGTGCGGTCTTACGGTGTGATCGTGGCTAGACCTATCAGCAACGAAGACGTCTATTTGGCTGTCGAGCAGCTTTTGAGAGATGGCTTACCGCCGACCCAAGCTAACGTCAGGCGGGCGCTTGGCGGGAAGGGCTCTGGGCCAACTCTATCCCGGGGCATTGACTCCTGGTTCCGAGAATTTGGGCGTGCCGCGATGTCTCTTAGAGCCTCAGCGGGTCCCGCCAGCTTGATGGCGAAGGAGAGCGCCTGTGAGGTGGCATCTTGTCTAGAGGCAATGACGGCCCAGCTGAAGACGGATCCTCACCAAGACATTGGTGAGCTCTTTCGATATGTGCTTGAAAGATCCGGCAACCTTTTAGAGAAGCTGGTCGCCAGGGAACGCGAGCTTGACCAACGAGCAGCCGACCTGGAGACGCTGAGAGCAAGCTTGTGGGATATGACGCCGGGAACGACGCAGACGACTGACCCTTAATAGATGGCCAATCTATAGCGCCTTATCAGGCCACAAGCAGTCATTGCCGAACAAGTAACAGATTTACATGGCGCTTGGTAACAGATTTACCTGCTTCGTCAATGGGGGCCTCATGGCCAGCATCTTCCAAACCACCCCATTTCGCATAATGTATATTATGTTCGGCACAGCAAGGCGGAAGCTGGCACGGATGTTGCCTATGGTCCTGTCTCACCCAACGAGACGGAACCTCGCCCATGCGTGATCGCAAGTTGACCGGCCCTTGGGCCGGTTTTTCGTTCAAGGGTGGCCGACTGGTCACGCCCGAAGGCCGAGAACTGCTGCCGGAGGATCTGGCTTGGCTCTCGCTCACCGCCGCGATCGCGCAGGAATGGCGAACCATGATGGCGGACACACGCCGCGGCTATGCGCCCAAGGACCGACATGGAAAGCCTTGCGGCACTAGGGCTAACGCAAGCGCGATTCCTGCAGGGCGACGTGCGGCCGTGGTCAACCTGAGAGACTACATGAGGCGGTCATAAGAGAAGCGGCTTACCGTGGGTGATCCCGGTCCCGGCGCCGCACCGACGCCTGCTGTCCAGGCGGAATGTGGGCAGATACCTCGCGTGCGCGTGTGAGGCGTTGACCGTAGGGGCGATGCCCCTACACCCCGGGGCGGCTGCGCTTCTTCCAGCGCTCCCATGCCATCTCGATTTCTGCCGACACGATGCCCAAGACCGCCACAGCCACGATGAGGCCCAGCAGCAGCGCTGCACCGTCATGCGTCATTGCGAGATTTTCCATGGCCAATGCCCCTAGTTGGAAATGCGATTCTGCGCCGATTCGGGGAAGCTGCCCACCGAGCGGTCGGAAGAGGCTATCACAGAGCCAGCTAGGCGCTCACCATGGGTGGCCAGAGCCTGCGGCGGCGGCTGTGCGGCTTGCGCGCCCTGCCCCTGCACCCCCTTCTGCTCGGGCTTAAGGAATGGCTCGTACTGGCCATTGAGCGCGATAGCGTTGCATTCCGCGAACTGCATGGCGTAGCGCGTGCCTTGATCGGTGATGCACGAACAGGATGCCTGCCGGTAGACGCCATTGCCATCGTTGCCGGGCGCAGTAGCCATGCAGAAAAGGCGCGGCGGATCTCCGGGTACGCTCAGGCCGTCATAAATGGGCGCTGACCACGGTTGCCCAGGTACGCGCGGCATCAGACTTGCCACGTATTCGTGCGTCGTGCCTCGATCACGCGTTGTCCCCTGCGCGGCTGGCTTCGCCGCTGTCGCTAGCGCTCCATCAGCTCGCATCCGCTCCGGTTCCTTGGCTGCCGGTGTGTCTGCGCTGAAACGTGTGGCGATACGATGCCACGCGAGCGGGCCAACTACACAGAAAGCGAGGACAAGCCCGAGCGCCGCCCAATAGAACCAAGGGATGCGCTTTTCGCTGGTGTCGTACTTGGTCGACGTGTAGAGCTTAAAGACGTGCTTCGGATAGCCACGCCGCTTAGTCGTGAGAGGGTCAGCCTTATCCGGATTCGGCTCGTAACGATCCCAGCGCTTGATGTGCACGAACGGCATGCCGTAGCGCCTGCGGATATGGTAGTGCTCTTCGATCAGATCATGCAGGAAGTCGTCCATTTGCTTTTTTGGCGACTGGCAGATCATCACGAAATCGATGCCGCGATGGCGGTGCTTGGCCACCAGCTGGACATGCTCAGGAACCGGACGACCGGGTGGACGGCGCGGGAACATGCCATGCTCATACGCTTCATCGACCAAGATGATCGCGTGATCGAAACGGGGGTCGCTGTGCCAGTTCCGAAGCTCTTCCGGCGTCAGGTCCAATGCACCGCAGGTGCCGTGGTTGAAGTCGCGAACGTTGCAGACGTACAGCTCGCGCACCGGGTGCTTTGAAGGGTCCTCGGCATGAAGCCGGTCGGCCTTCTCCTTCATCTCAAGGGCAAACTCGATGGCAAGAACGGTCTTACCGTGTCCTGGCTGACCGGTGTATTGATAAAACATGTCAGCCCCCAGCGTCCGTGATCATGTCCTGCAGTTGGGTGACACCAGCGAGGAAAACGCGCATGCCGACCTTTGCGACCAATGCGGACGCGATCATGGTCATAAACACGTCAACGCCCATTGCGCCCGCCATCTCGCGAACCATCGTGGGCATGCCGCCCGACTGCTCCACGATGAAGCTTTTGATCGATGGCAAAACGTACTGGTAGTTGACAAAGGTCAGACCGCAAGCTGCGAGAACCCGGGCAAAAATGAAGCTGGCGGCGACTTTCAGGCCGCCAAGAAGGTGGCTAGCAAAGCCAACGAGCGTCGATGTGATCTTCTCAAACATCAGTCTTTAGTCCCCCACCCCATGAGGATGCCGAGCGCGAGGAACGCGCCGAAGAAGAGAAAGCAGGCCCGCGCTATGGGTAGTAGGTCGCAGAACCCGCTTTCGTTGAAATTGAACGCGCCATACTTGGTGCTGGCGACTTGGAAAGTAGGACAGCTACCGCCGCCGAAGAAGCCACCCTTGTCGATCATGTTGAGGCTGGGCGTTGCATTGGTGATCGTCTTCTTGGGGTCCGGATCATCACCGGCACCGCCATCACCGTCGCCGGGAAACGACCCTATGCCCTCGCCCGCACCCCATCTACCCTCAGCCTCACATCGCGCCTGATACGTCTGCTGGGCGATGGAGCAGAGAACGGGATCACCGCCTGTGCACGTGAAAGAACCGCCGCACTGGCCGTCACCGCCGATCTCGCCGTGACCTTCGCCATCGCCATCGCCCTCCCCCTCTCCGTCGCCACCACCATCTGCACCACCGTTGCTTCCACCTTGTCCAGGCCCCGAGCCGTCGCCGGGAACAGGCTGATTTCCGTTAGGACTGCCAGTGTTGTTGTAGGTGTTGTTGTTCGTGGTGTTGTTGGTGTTGTTATTCGTGATGTTGCTGCCGCCGCCTGACTGCTGCCAGTTCTCTCCGGGCCGGTTTGACGGCGGGTTCGGCGGAGTGTTAGGCGAACCGATGCCGATGCCCTCGGTGCGCGCGTTATTCGTCGCGGTGTGGCCAGTCTTGTTTGCGGTATCGCTCGCGCACGTACGGAATCCGGATGCGGTGGAGACGCATGTTTTGTCTTTTGACTTGCACACTGTGTGACCGGCGCTGGTCGTATGGCAGAACTCATCCTTCTTGTCCGGCTGCTTGGGTAGTTCGCTGTCGCACACGTCGCCGGAAGCCTTCCACGTACCGCTACGGATGGAAATTGAATTCGGGTTGCTCGACTCCCTGAGAGTAAAGTTGGTGCCGGGGTCAAGGTTTGGATTCATCTTGCAACCTTTGTTGCAGACGCCACCGGAATAGAGGGTGCCGTTGATCATCCCGGCCTCGCCGTCGAGGCGCTGACTACACATTGCGCCGTAGTAGAACGTGCGCGTACCCCGACTGGGGTTCTCTGAGCCGCAGCCTGTAATGTTGGCGCTGGCAACAATTGCCTTTTCGTTCGTGCCGGTGTCCTTCACGCACGGAACGTTGTACGAGGGATTGGAAGGAATGATGGACCTGGCATAAGACCATGCCTCTGCGTTAGCTTCGCCCTGATCGCACACGCGGGGGCTGCTACTTGTGCAGCGATAGGACTGGGCGGACGCAGCCTCGGGAAGCGCAAAGACGCCGATCATGAGCGCGATAAGCATGGCGACAGAAAGCCGCCATGACGCCAGCGGAGAGATTGACTCGGCGGCGTTCATACCTTGCTGAATCCAAGCCAGAGCGCGCCAAGGAACGCGATGATCACCCAGTAGCCGTCCATGTATCCCCCAAGTAAAAAGGGGTGCCCGGAGGCACCCCGAATGGCTCAGCGAGCCTTCTTCAGGTAGGCCCACGCGACCAGCGCGAAGACCACCACGACCAGCGCGGACAGGACGGCAACCACATCGCCACGGATGCCCGACACTTCGGCCAGAGCGGCAGCCCCCAGACCGTCCTGGGCGGATGCAATGCCGGAAGCGGCCAGACCGGCCACGGCGGTACCGGCAGCGGCGACACGGGCGCGGCCGGCGCCGAAGGCGGAACGGAAACGCTGCGGGATGGTGTTGGTGTTCTTGTTCAT